TTGCTGCGCTTGCTGCGCGCGGCCTTGGCGGATCAGCGCTACCTTGTCGTTGCCCACGATCAAGCTCGGCGAGATGCCGAGCATGTCGCTGTATTCGTCGGCCCAGTCGTCCGCATCGAACTTGTCGAGGACGCCTGGCGCGAACGCGGCGATCTGGCCGAGGTTGCCGACAAACCGGTCGATCGAGTTCGTGCCGATCGCGCGCTGGGCCTGTGCCAGCATCGAGATGAACTCGACCTGCAGCGTGACGCCGTGGAGCTCCTGCGGCGGCGGCGGCAGCATGCCGACGCGCAGCATGCGATTGAACGTCGACTGGATGAGCGGGTTCAGTTCCTCGTTGTGCAGGCGCTCGACGGTCGGGCCAAGCATCAGCATCTTCTCTTCGTGGCGCTCGGCGACCTCGGTCGCGGTCATGCGCGTCTCGTTCTGCTCGGCCAGCATCAGGAACAGGTCGGCGTAGAACGACGACTTGATGCGCTGGCGCACGTCCTGGATGTCGCCGAGCATGGCGTTGAGGTCGAGTCGCACCTCGAAGGCCGACTTGATCTGCTCGGTGCCGTCGCCGAACGTGATGCCGCCGGGCAGCATGTCGGTCTCGTTGTTCTTGTACGAGGTCGGCGCCACCAGCGGAGGCTTGACCTGGTAGTCGATCGCCTGAGCCTTGCGCAGCTGCTCCTGTTGGAGCTGCTTCACGTCGCCGAGCGCCTCCATGCCTGGCGAGTTGCCGTAGATGTCGCCGCCGGACACGGCCCAGCGCGAGCACAGGCCCGGGAACTCGCTGTAGCCGGACTCAAGCAGGTACTGGTCTTCGTTGCCGCCCCGCTCGAAGTAGCACGAGCGCCAAGCCATGTCGGTCGCGGCCTTGCTCTTGAAGTCCCGCTCGCGGTCAGCGCGCGGCTCGACGATGTGGATGATCGGCACCCAAGCCCCGAGGGTGCCCGCGTTGAACAAGCCTTGCACCGTGGTGCTGCAGTTGTCGTAGCCGAACTCCTTGACGACCTCGGCGACCGTCTTCTCGAACTCGCGGCCGATCGTGTCCACGGTGCCGCGGAAGTCGGTCGCGATGCAGTACTCGCCCGCGGTCAGCGAGGCGTGGTGCACGACGTTCTTGAAGTCGGGCATCACGATCTTGGCCGCGGTGCCGAAGACGCCGAGCTCCTCGTAGGTCTGGTGCAGGCCGCGGTAGACGTTCGACTTGTTGAACACCGACAGCATGAGCTGGGTGCACGCGTCGAGCCAGAGCTTGACCGGTTGGTGCTTGTTCAGGTCGGCGTCGGGCGTCGACAGGCGAAACCAGGGCCGGGCGGGGCTCGTCATGCCGGACATCATGCCGGCGGCCAGCACGCGCACGGCGCGCGTCCCGGTCGAATCGTAGATGTTGTTGTGCCGACGGCCGCCGCGGTTGCGATCCTGGATGAAGTAGCGCCCCGATCGGGGCAGCAGGAACTTCGAGAGCTCGGTCCAGTGCGGCATCCAGCTGGAGCGCTCGGTCTTGAGCTCGCTCCAGCGACGCAGCAGGTCCGTGCGCTTCGTGTACTCGTTGGAGTTCATCAGCCCCCCAGCAGGGACGACTTGCCGAGCGTCAGCGTGGTCGGATCGATGCCGCCGGGGCCGGTCAGCATGGTGCCCGCGGCGCCCTGCTTGCCTGCAGCCAGGTTGGCCTGCAGCTGGGCGCTGACGTCGGGCGACTTCGAGTTCGCAGCGTTGTTGGCCTCGTCGGCCAGTCGCGCGTTGGTCTTGGCCGCGGCGATGGCCTGCTGGCCGGCGTTCTTCTGCGCGACCTGACCCTGCTTCGCGCTGTAGGCTGCGGTGCCTGCGCTCAATGCTGCGACGGCCAGTGCACCGACCTCAACTGCGCTCAGACCAAACATGGCGTCTCCTCTCGGCGCGGCAGCACCGGCATGCGGTTGCACTGCAGCTGCTCGGAGTTCTCGACGAATCGGGCCTCCAGCACGCGCACATCCGTCTCGTTGTCGGGGTTGGGGAACACGCCCGTGCACCAGGTGTCGGCGTGCGTGTAGCCGACTCGCTTCGAGCCGGCCTTGCTGGTCAGCACGTGCCGGCCCGTCAAGCGCACCATCGAGCCCTCGTGCCAGACCGTGATGTCGCCGTCGAAGATCACGACGTGGTCGGTCTTGTGGCGTGCGCCTGCCAGTTCGGTACCGGCCGGGATGAACAGGTCGCGAACGTAGGTGCCTGGTGCGAAGTGGTCGGTGTGCTTGAGTGTCACGCCGTACCCCTGCGCTTCCAGTTCCCGATTGCGGACGTCGAGCCCGTCGATCTGTTCAATCGTGGGCGAATCCGCAAGGATTGCGAGGTCAGTTGAGGCCAGCATAGGGGTCATGCTCGCGTTTGCCCCCGGGCTTATGTACGTCGCCCGGCAGCGGCCTCTTGCGCTTGGGCGTCTCGATCATGGCCAGGATGACGGCGACAGCGCGGTCAACTGAGCGGTGAATCTTCTCGAAGATCTCCTCGCGGCTGGCCACCTTGATGACCATGCCCGACACCGACCACGTCGGTGTGCACAGCTCGATCAGCAGATCCTTGTCCGGTGGCAACGCGACGCCCATGTCGTTGGCTGGGTCGAGCGCCTCGCGCATGTCCCACCACAGTTGACTGCGCTGGTTGAGGAAGCTCAGACGCCCGCTCTTGTCCTTCTTGAGCGACTTCTCGCTGACGTTGACGCCCAGCACCTGCTGGCCCATGCCGTTCAGCGTGTCGTACGGCGACGCGCCGACACCGATCACGTCGATGTGGATCGGCGCCTCGTCGCGGCGAGACGCGATCACCAGGCCGGCGACGACTGGACCGTCTGGCGTCTCCGTGCCCGGGTACAGCTTCAGACGGTCGATCCATGCGCCCTTGCTGCCGTCCGGGTTGGCGTGCCGGTTGGCGATCGTCGTGTTGTCCTTGCCGCCGCGGGCGACGTCGACACCCTGGCTCAGCATCTCGCCCTTGGGCGAGCGATCTACCCAACGCGCCATAGCGGCCTCTGCCCATGCAGTCGGGATGACCTGCCAGGGGTTGTCCTGCATGCCGGCTTGGAAGTCGCCGTACAGCATCTGGCTGCGCAGCGGTTCGGGCATCGCCTGCAGCACGCGCAGGTAGCCCGAACCCGCCAGGAATGGGTTGTCGCTGATGCGCGAGGGGATGAACGTGCGTGACTGCGGCTCGAGGATGTCCTCGATCGCGAACTGCTCGGGATCGAAGTCATAGACGAGCTGACCATTGATCGCGACGCACGGGTCAACGCGATCGACCCAGACGTCTCGGCTCGTACCGTTCTCTGCGGGCAGCATCACGCAGTAGCGGATCACGCCGGGCGCGGTCGGATACAGCGGGTGCTTCTTGTCGAGCCACGGCCCGAAGAAGTCGATGATCCAGCGGCCGTCGATGTCGGTCGGCGGATTGAACGTCAGCAGCGCCTGGCTGTGCACGCCTTCACGCGTCGAGCGGTTCCAGCCCAGCAGGAAGCGAACCTGCAGCTCGAGGAAGTTGGCCGCCTCGTCGAACACCAGCAGGTCGTGAGGGCGGCCCTGCTGTCGCTGCTCGTCGCCCAGGTTCGGGCAGCTGCCGAACTCGATCAGCACCTTGCGAGGCCCAGCATCGCGCCAGATCTTGTCCTGGCCGTTGTAGCCGTCTCGGCTGCCCAGCAGCGTCTGCATGCGCTGCAAGATGCCCTGCAGCTGCGTGCCCTCGCGGCGCATGATCAGCACCTCGTGGTGCTGGGTCAGGGCCTTGCCGACGGCCAGGTCGGTCTTGCCGCCGCCGGCCGCACCGCCGAAGCCGATGATGTCGGCCTTCGATTCCGCAGCCATCGTCTGCGGTCCAGCGAGCGGTGCCCAGATCACGTTCTCGAGCTCTGCCTGCACCAGGCGGTTGAACTCCTGACGCTCGGCTAGGGTCAGGTGACCGAGCAGCGCCTCGAGGTCTTTCGGCTTCACGCGAACTCGCTCAGGTCAGAGGCGTCAGCCTGGCGGCGCTTGGCGAGGTCGAGCAGGTGCGCGACGCGCGCTGCGCGCTCGGTGCTGGTCGTGGCTACCGCCCCACCGTCGGCGCCAGTCAGCTCGGTGCGCTCGGTGGAGTAGCGCTTGCGGTAGGCCTTGACGCGGGCCAGGAGCAGCGTGTCACTGAACTTCGTGATCGTGAGCCAGCGCAGCGTGCCGTTCTCGTCGCGCGCCTGACGCGGCACCAGCTTGTGGCTGCACGTCTGGTCGCCCACCTGGTACGGGTCGCACTCGACGCGATCCATGACCAGGTCGCCCGCTTCATCGCGCTCCCAGAGCGGCGTCAGCTGGCCCTGGTAGACCACAGGCTCCTCGTAGCCGAACGCGCGTCGGGTGAGTTCCTGCTCGCAGCGGTCGGTGTGATCCTCGATCGCGAGATCCCAGGCCGCCAGGAAGTCCGCGTCGACCTTGCGCAGGTTGTAGGCGGTGGCAGCGCCGGACAGGCCGGCGAGGCGCGCGCTGCCAGACACGTTGCCGGTGCGCTCGAGGTTGATGAGGAAGGGGTGGACCCAGTTCGGGTAGGACATGCGGCGCAAGATGGCACCGCATCCCCGCCCTATGTACGCCGTCGCTGGCCCGTCGCGATCTGCGTGCGTCGCCGGCCGCCGAGGATCTCGCAGACCGTGTAGAAGCTGCACTCCATCTTTTCAGCGATCTCGCGCCGCTTGACGCCAGCGGCTCGCAGTTCATGGATCAGCCAGATGTCGTGATCGCTGAGCGTGGCTCGATGATGGTCTTCACCGATCACGTGGCCGCGATCGTTGGTCGCCGTGAGTCTGCGATTTTTCACGAGTACACCACCACACCACCAAACCACCCCTTTTCAAAACTTTCC